CCGGCCGCGGACGAACTTCACGCCGCCGTGCGTCGCGCGGCATATCCCGATGCGCGGGACCCACGCCGCGAGCCACCGGACGAACTCCCCGAGCCACGAGAAGGCGGCGTCCATCACGCCTCCTCTTCCTTGGGCTCCTCTTCCTCCTCGTCTTCCTCTCGAGGGGGCAATCCGCCCTTCCGGGGCGGCGGGGTAAACATGTCCGTCTCCTCGCCGGCGAGCTCCTTCTCGTTCTGTTCGTAGTCGAAGTCGTCCCCGAGGATGCCGCGCCGCTGGAGCTCGGACAGGTACCTGCGCCGCGAGATGTCCCCGCGGGTTCGCGCGCCGCCGAGGGTGTTCTGGTCCGCGGCGTCGGTCGTCTCGGGGCCCATGTCCTCGGCGACGGAGATCGTTCCCTCCGTCCCCTCCTCGAGCCCCATCCATTTTCCGGTGAGGTACATCACCTGCCGGACGGAATCGTTGAAGCGGATGATGGAATCGGTCAGGCTCGCGGTCGATTCGGCGGAGTCGAGGGCCCTCGCGGTCGCGGTCTGGGTGCCGGGCTTCCGCGTGAGGAACTCGGCGCCGTGCTCCGCCATCTGCGCCTCGAGGTCGAGGACGTCCTGGCGGCCGGCGGCGATCGCCTGCCCGCCGTGCTCGACGTAGAGGAACCTCGCCTGCGGGTTCGTCGAGTAGAGGAGCTTCATCGGCGAGACGGTGATCATCTTCGCCTCCTCGTCGGCGATCCCCGTGGCCGATAGGATGGGGAACGAGGCGACCCGGAGGGCGTTGTCGTTGTCGGACTTCTTCTGCCAGTGCGCAATGTTGAGGTCGACGATGTCCTCGATGGGAGGGATGCCCTCGAGGAGCCCCGACCGCGCCGCGTAGAACGTCACGACGGGGATCTCGTCGATCCCGAGGAGGCGCGGGGGCCCGTCGGGGATCCAATCGTCCTTGTGCTTCTCGTCGGGGTTGACCCACGTCTTCACGGACACGGACCCGCCGGGGTCCCGGTTGAACTCCCGGATCTTGACGACCTCCCTCTCCTCGTATCCGTCCCTCCGAATGGACTTCTCGAGGATCCGGACGTGCGTCAGGATCTCGCGCCCCCCGACGACGGTCGTCTCCGCGGCGATCAGGTTCTCCGGCCGGATGAAACTCCAGAAGGGGCGCACGCGCTCCCGGCGATCGTCCTCGAGGGTGCGCCCCTCGGCGCCGACGACCGGGGAATCGACGAGCACGTGCGCGAATGCCTTCGCGAGTCCCTCGCGGAACCATTCGCGGCAGAAGACGGTAACGTCGTTTCCCTCGAGGTCGACGTCCTTCAGGAGCTCGGCGACCTCGTCGGGGACGTCCTCCGCGACGTGCACGGGGTCGGAGAAGGGGCGCCCGACCCACGCGTCGAGGATCTCCTTCGCCTTGTTGTGGAGGACCGCGGTCCGGGCCCGAACGAACCAGTTGCGACGGTTCTCCGCGGAGTGCCGCGGGAGGTATCGCTCGCCGGCCGCGCGCATCGCCGCAGTGCCGGCGAGGACGGTCCGGATCTTCTCCCACGACGCCGACATCTTGGAATAGGCGGCGGAGGGGGTCGACGGGTCATCCTTTTTCAGCATAGCACCCTCAATTATACCCTACAAGTCTCGGCACCCCCCGCCGGCCACCTTCGACCACAACCGATACCTCGTCTCGTCCGCGGCGTGGTCCTCGGCTTCGGAGTCGACGTCGTCCTGGTTCCGACGGTCGCGGGGGAGGCACGGGACGGTCCGCCGGAACTGCTCGCACCGATCGCACACGAAGAGCCCTGGCTCCTCGCGGGGGCTCGCCGCGGCCGCCTTCATCATCGCGATCATCCGCTGCCACCCCTGCACGCGCGAGCCGGGCCGCTTGTCCGCGCGGGTCCACGTCACCCCGACGCGGGCCATGTCGCCGGCGACGGACCTCTCGGGCTCCACCTCGTCGAAGATCGCGGAGTCCGCGGGGCCGGGGCGCACGCGCCCCCGGATCCCCATCGCCTCCTCTCGGCGGAGAATCTCCCGCGCCACCTCGACCGCCGTCATTCGGAATCCCTCGTTCGGCCGCCCCCGCCACCCGTACCATTCGTCGATCCGGATGACGTCCCCCCGCACCGCCCCGATCGTCCGGCCCCCGACCTCGATCGGCTCGCCGTTCGATTCCGCCCACCACCCGACCGAGAACGGTCGGCTCTGCCCGTGGTCGTACGACCGATCGATGCGCCACTCCGCGGGGATCTTCCTCGGGTCGACGTCCGGCACGACGCACGCCGCGGACCACGCCTCGTCGAAGATCCCGCCGGCGACGATGTCCCACGAGTCCTCGAGCCACGCCCTCCGCTGCGCGTCCGACGACGCCGCCGCGACGATCTTGCTCCGGTAGTCGGGCTCGGCGTGGAGGAGGACGATGTTCTCGGCGAGGTCCGAATGGATCGCGACGCGCTCCATCGGCGCGGCGCCGGGGAGGAGGACCTCCTGGATGATGGGCCCGAACAACCGACCCTTCAGGATCGGGAGCCTCCATCGCGCCTTGACCCAGGAGTGCCCGACGCCGTACGAATTCGTGGTCGCGCGGTAGTGGCGCGGCATCCCGGGCCGGGTCGACCTCGAGCACGAGATCATGACCCGGTAGCACGCGTCGTCCGGCCACGTCGTGAGCTCCTCCCAACCGATCCACGGGTACGCGTGCCCGTGGTAGTGGCGGTAGTCCGCGGCGTCGTCCATGTAGCGGAACTTCAGGGTCTCGCCCCCGGGCCAATTCCACGCGCAATCGTTGGCGTTGAACTTCGCGGCCGGGAATATCTGCGGGAACCACTCCTGGGTCTTCCGGACGGCGTCCTGGAGGTCGGGGTAGGATTGCCGGAAGAGGACCCCGCACCAGTCCATCCCCCACCCGCGGCCGACGAATTGCGCGAAGTCCATCAGGAGGCATTGCGTCTTCCCGCCGCCGCGGTTGCCCTCGTACAGGACTTCAAAGACGGGGCACTCGAGGAACGCCTCCTGCGAGCCGGGGAGGGGCGCCCACGCGACGCGCGTCGCCCTCCGGGTTCGGGGGTCGACGTAGTACGCCCGCGGCCCCTCGGGGGTCTCGCGCCACTCCACATCACGCATTCGGGTCGATTCCCCGGTCGTCGAGGACCTCGGTGATCATGCCTCGGATCGCGGCGAGCTCCGCCGCGCCGGTCGCTTCGGGCTTCCCATGCTTCGCGCGGTTGCGGAGCTCCATGACGATCTCCTCGATCGCGCACAGGTAATCGCCGCCCCGGACCGCGTTGCGGTGCTCCGTCGCCTCCTCGGGAAGGTCAAAGGAGAGGGTCGCCTTCATTCGTCGATCATACCATCGGGCCCGCCACCGGGGACGCGGAGCCGGGCCCCGCACCGCGGGCACGCGATCCACCGCGGGTCGCGGGAGACGACGTATCTCGCCATCGCCCGGCAACGGAGGCAGAGCTCCTCGCGCTCCTCGAGCGCGATCTTCGCCGGCACGACGATGCCGCCCCGGCAGTGTGGGCAATGCGTCTCCCTGCGGGCCTCCTCGGGGGCGTGGTCGGAGGGCCGGCCGCAGTGGAAGCACACGACCGTCGTCATTTCTTCGCCGCGCGGTACATCGCCTCGAGCTGGCGCCTCGGGAGCCGGCGGAGGAGGCTCTCGACCCCCGCCATCACCGCCCGCTGCACCGGGGTCGTGCGATAGCACTTGACGTCCCCCGCCTCGATGGTGTGACGCACCTCGACGCGCCCCCGCTCCGGACGGGGCATGTCGTTCCACGCGCGCTTCACCGCCTCGCGGACGCGCTTCCTCCGAATGCCGGGGACGACGAGGGTCGCCTTGCGCAACAGCTTCGATCTCTTTCCGCTCATGGTAGGGGCCTCCACCTCTTGATGGCGTCGTAGTCCGGGCTCAAGATCCCGCGCACCCCGCTCGCAAAATAGAAGCCGGGCTCCTCGAGGCTGGACATGTCCTCGTACTTCAGGACCATGCGGTGCTCCCCGAGGTCCGCGAGGAATTCCTCCCCGGTCGTCGGGGGCGGGCCGTAGCGCCACCCCGCCCGAACGCCGACGAGCCGGCGGGGGTCGAGCCTCCCCCGGAGCACGACGACGCGGTCGACGATCCACGGCGGAGAGGTGCACAACGGACAAGGTTCGACCGTGATCGCCATCTCCCGGTCGGTCACGGCGATGATCGCCCGGATGTCCGCCCCGCACCACGAGCACGTCACGAAGGGCCGGGGGTGGACCTCGGAGAACGATAGAACGTCGCCGAAGGGGGTTTGCACTATTCCTCCGGCCCGACGGAATCGGCCGCCGCCTTGCGCACCTCGTCGGCCTGCGCCGGCGTCGCCGACGCGTCGAGGACGAACGCGACCCTCTGGTCGTCGAAGAACTTCCACAACCGCTCCGGGCCGATGAAGTATCCCATGTGCGTCACGGCCTGCCCGCCCATCGTCACCACGACGCGCGATGGGATGCCGGTCAGGTACCGCTTGCCGGCGGCCTCGGTGAAGATCGCCCCGCCGCTGTTGCCGAAGATGATGTTCGCGCTCGCCATCACGTACGGCCGGCGGTCGATCATCTCCTCGAGGTCCGTCACCTCGCCGCGCGTGACGAGCGGATCCGCCCCGAGGGAGCACCCCACCGCGTACACCGGCTGGAGGAGGACGAGCTGCGTGCCGCGCGGGAGGAGGGGCGCCACGGCCTCGATCTGCAACGGGTAGTCGAGCTCGAGGAGCGCGAGGTCCTCCGCGTCCCTGTGACAGTACACAAGAGCCTTGACGGGTTGCGAGACGACCGTCTTCCCTCCCCGGAGGTATGAGAAGAGCTCGACCGTAACCTGCTCGTTCTGCTCCTCGCTCCGGTAGGATTGCGTGAGGGAGTCCCACACCTTGACGACCTTCACCGAGTCCGCGATGACGTGGTAGTTCGTAAGGACGAACGTCCGGAACTGCCCCGGCGTCCCTCGATCGGACGAATACACCACCGTACCCGACCCCGTCCCGCCGGCATCCGACACCCGCACGAGGGGTTTCATCAGCTCATTGCCGACCTGCCCGAGGTCCGAATCCGCCCCGAGGCACGCCACCGCCAACATCAGGATCGCGATCATCGTCTTCTTCATTGGTCCTCCGTTCTGAGTTATCCGTCCACGTCCTCGATTATACCGTCACTTCCTCATGGTGTGAATGGAAAATCGGATGGAAATTTTCGGGAATCGCGGAGGGGCGATCGGCACCTCGGGGGAGAGAAGCGAGACGAATTCCGGGTAGGTGATCGACGTCACCTCCGCCCCGAGCCACCCGCAGAACTGCCGGAGGGCCGCGGCGTAGCCGGCGCGGAGCTCGGGGTCCTCGAGGGCGCCGGGGGTCGGGATCTCGATCGTGGCGGAGGGGACCTCGTTCATCAGGAAGACGATCTCCCACGCCGTCTCCCGTCGAAAGAGCTCGGCGCCCGCGTTCACGGCCGCCCCCTCGCCCGCTGCTTCGCGAACGCGCGGCACGCCGCGGCGAGGGACGGGTCGTCGGCCGCCTCGGCGTACCGTCGCAGCATCGCCATCCCGCCGTCGAAGTCCCCCCGCCCGAAGAACGTCAGGGCGGCGAGGTGCATCTGCCGCGCCCCGGCCACCTGCCGCACCCTGCACCACGGGAGCCCGCGGAGGGTTCCGCGGACCACGGTCGCCACGAAGTCGAAGATCCTACGCATCGCCGGCCTCCTCGAGCGTCTTGCTCGTCGCCTCGATCTCCCGCTGCGCCTCGAGCTGGAGCTGGAGGAGGCGCACCCGGCGGTCGAGGCGCCTGATCCCGAGCTCGAGCTCCACGGCTCGCCGATACTCACTCACTCGATAATCACATGCCATCTGTGCGGTCTCGAGCCGGGTCTTGGCCGAGTTGATTTGATTCTGGAGGCGGTCCGTGATCTCCGCGTAGTACGCCCGGCGGTCGCGTTCGTCGAGCCCCCGGCGGATCTTCGCGGTCGCGGAGGCGGCCTCCTCCGCGGTGCAGTCGTCGGCGTGCACCGCCTCCTGTTTTTCGACGGGGTCCGGCTCCGGGAAACAATTGTAGTCACTCGCTAACATCTTGCCTTCCTCCATGCTTCGAGGTACCCCGCGACGTAGGCCCCGAACTTCGAGACCCACTCCGCATCCTTCTTCCCCCCGCCCCACGCGATCACGACCCACCACCGCGAGCCCGAGCCGACGCGCTCCGCCTCCGAGACGAAGGTCGTCACGACGACGTCGGAGACGGCGTGCGCCTCGTCCTCGGAGGCGAAGGGCCCGACGATGTGGTCGGCGCGGTTCAACACTCCGGCCTCCGGCAGAGCGCCTCCGCGCGCCGGCGCAGCATCTTGTCCCACTCGTCGGCGTCCGGGGGGAGCTTCAGGGCGGCGCCGACGCGAAGCAATCGCGCCGCCTCCTCGAGCGCCTCGGGGAGCGTCGGGGCCGAGACGTCCACCGGGCCGGCGCCCACGCACCACACCCGCGTCCCGTCCCGGCGCACCGCCAGCCACGCCATGAGGAGCTCGGCGCGCTCGTCAAGCTCCTCGCCGCGCCGATCGGCGAGCCGCGCGAAGTGGCGCGCCCTCCGATGCGCGATCATCACCTCACAAGCGAGGATCGCGAGCCCGAGGACCCCGATCATAATGCCCAAGTATCCCATCACCATAACGGAATCTCCGCCCATTCGGTGAAGTCCACGTTCTTGAGGACCTCTCCGTTCCACGACAGCTTCCACTTTTCGCCGCCGAAGTAGGCGATGACGGCCACGCGGTCCCCCACCCCCGCCGGCCTCCACCGGAGGAGCACGCGCCGCCCGTCGGTCGGGGCGGTCGCGAACGGCCTCCACGTCGGGGCCTCGATCGCATCGAGGGCCTCCCCGACGGTAACGGGGCCCGTCCGGCAGAGGATCCTCTTCCCGACCGCGATGATGCGGTTGACGAACGAGACGTCCCACTCCCCGGGCGCCGGGGGGATCTCCTCGAGCCGGCGGGGCCCGACGAGCTCGAGGATGCGCGCGAGGTCGCGGAGGGCGTCCGGGACGTCGATCCCCCGCGCCGTGATGTCGTGCTCGACGCACCTCGCGGAGTTGCCGTCGATTCGGATCGTCTTAATCATCGTCGTCCTCGTCGTCGTCGAACGCGACGTCGGGGCGCTCCGGCATCACCTCGGCGAAGAGCTCGGCGAGCCGGGTCCGGAAGTCCTCGCGGACCTCGTCGTCGGAGAGGTCCGCCTCGCAATCGATGCACCACTGGACCTTCCGGTCCGGGGTCGTCATGTAAATCGTGGTCGTCATGGTTCATTACCTCCTTTGCGCTCGCTATTTTACCACGGGCCAGAATTTCGTCAAGAGGGATTTTGCGAACTCGACGTCGGACATGACGTCGTCCATCGCGCGGTGCGCGGTCGCGGGGCGGGGCTTCTCGACGCCGAAGAAGTAGGCGAGGGTGTTCACGTCGAACGATCGGTAATGAAAGTGCCGCTCGACGTTGGGAAGGTACCGCCGGAGGAACGCGCGGTCGAACGAGGGGTTCGACCCCGCGATGGGCCGGCCGGAGAACTCCTCGGCGAAGTCGTTGAGATAGTCGATTTGTTCGATCGCCATGATGGTCGTCATCGTCCGGCGAAGCTCGCGGCACTCCGCGAGGAGCCCGTTCGCCTCGTGCATCGCGCGGACCTCGGGGGGCATCACTCGGGGCGCCACCGGGAACACCGCGGCGACCCGGGCCTCGACCTCGAGGCTCGCGTCGGTCGCCACCATCGCGAGCTCGAGGAGGCAATGCCGGCGGGGGTCGAGCCCCGTCGTCTCGACGTCGACCCATAGCAATGGGATCATGCCGGCCTCCTTCCACGGTGGGGGCGCCTCGTCTTCCATCTGGGTGTCCGACACGGATCCCCGACGTCGGCGCCGCACACGTCGCAGCGCGCGAGGTTCATTACGACGGCATTGAAGACGTTGCCACGTACCGTCGTGTCCCCTCTGGCATTCTTCACGGCGACCTCGAGATCGTCAATCGCGGCGTTGAAGTCCTCACCGTCGACGTCCTCGCCCGCCTCCATCGCCCGCTGCAACATCACCACGTCGGCCGCCGCGGAGACGAGGGCATCGTCGTTCATGCCAGCCTCCTCGCGTGCGACGCGATTTCGATGTACGGAAATAGGTAGTCGACCTCGACGATCGCCGGCAGGGCCCCGAGGTGCGCGCGCATCGCCTCGGCGCCGCCGTCGGCGTCGATCGTCAAGTCGACGCGATGCCGCTTCCCGGCCTCATCGAGGCATTCCCACACGTCATTGTCCGGGGGCCCGGACTTCCGGAGCACGGTCAACCGCATCGCTTCACCTCGATGGTCTTGACATGCGCCCTCGCCCTCGCGAGCTCCTCCTCGAGCCGCCTAACCTGGTCGCGCCAATATCGAACCGAGCTCGCCATGTCGTGCCGCTTGCTCTTGTGACGCGCGAGGAACATGCGGTCCTCGTCCTTCTGCTTCGCCGCCCGGAGCTCCTCGCACCGGACCTCGCACATCGCGCGGTCGGTGAAGAGCTCGCGCGCGTCGATCGTGTAGCCGGCCGCGGTGTACCGGACCTCGTCGCGGTAGATCTCGACGTTCCCGAGATCGACCTCGCGCGGCCCGTAGCCACATATCGTCTTCTTCACGACGCCGCGCGGCGGGTCGAAGCCGCACGTGCACGTGGCGCACGCGAGCTCGACGACGTCACCGCACCCGAGGGCCATACGGATCGTCCTCGTGCCGGCGCAGTCGGGGCACGTCTCGTACGTCTCCTCATACTTCGGACCCGACCACCACACCTTCGCGCCGATCGGGAACGGGATCTCGAGTTGTCCGCTCATAATTCAACCTCCGCCCATCTCTTGATCTCTCGCCACACGCTGAGTATCTCGCGCGCGAGCGCGAGCCTGAAGCGCCCCTCTCCGTCGTCCTCCCATCGCAGGACGGCGAGCGTCCCGTCGTCGATCTCGGCGAGGAAGGGCCGGCCGTCCTTGGGGGGATCGTCCGTCCTCCACGGCCCCGCGGCCGTCGATGCGCGCCCCATCATCGTGAGGAGCCGGATCCCCTCGTCCTCGTTCGCGAACACCGGCGTATCCTCCCCGAGGAGGGCGATCTGGTCCGACAGGTACCGCGCCGCGGGGTTGCCCTCCCCGAAGTTGGCGAGCACGTTCCGGCGCCACTCGCCGAGGGTCGAGGGCCGGCCGTTCGCGAGGATGGGCGGATTCCGATCGAACGCCCTCCTCGCCTCCCCGCTGCACAGGAGGAATGACCTCGCGCGGAGCTCCGCGGTGCGGAGCGCGCGGACGAGGGTCTCGACGCACGCGACCGCGTGGTCGGACGCCGCCTTGCGGAGGGACGCCTCGACGTCATCCGGGGCGCGGCGCGGGTCGACCGTCGTGCGCATCGTGCGCCGGCAGCAGGGACAATAGTATGCGAGCACGATCTCGGACGCCGACACGCTACACCTCCCATCCCGAGACGACGACCCCGGACTTGAGCCCGAACCCGACCTTGAAGCCCTCGATCTCGAGGTGCTTCTGGACGGCGTCGCGCACGCGTTCATCGGCGAGCGCGTCGTCGAAGAACATCAACGACCTCTCGCCTTTCTCCGCCTGCCGCGCCGCGTGCGCCCCGATCATCACGCACAACATCTCGACCGCCGAATCATGGTTCGTCGCCCGCAGATACGCGCGCTTCAATTCGTGAATCAACATCGTCCTCACCTCCGCGCCCCATTATACCACCGCCGGCGAATCCGTCAAGCGGCAAAATTCGCGACGAACATGGTCATCGCCCGGCGGACCCTCGCTCTCGACCACACGTCGTTCAAGGCGTGCGAGCGGCCCGAGGGGTGCGGGAGCACGAGCATCGGGACCTCCCCGAGGCGGAGGTCGAAGAGCTCCCCGCCGCCGAACGCCTGCGCGACCTGGAGCCCCAACAGGACGAGGCACCGCCCGCGCGCCCTCGCCCACGCGCCAAGGGCCGCGGCGGCCACGGCGGCCGGCTCCGCGTGCCACGCGCCCGGCTCCGCGTCCGGCCACAGGAGGTTCACGACGCGCTTCCTCCCGGGGAGGAGCCGGTCGAGGTTCCGGCGGGTCGGGCCGTCCGGCATCTCGCGCGCGAGCACCGCGGCGAGGGGGTCCGCCGACCACTCCGTCAATCGGTCCGCGAGCCCCCGGAGGTCGATCCTCGGCTCGCGCTCCGCGACGAACACCATTCGGCTAAATCGACACCGCTCCGGATCCATTCGTCCACCGTCCCCAAGATGATCGGCGCCCTCGAGCTCCACCCCCGACCGTCGGCCGGGAGCACGAAGCCCCGCGCGACGCCGCCGAGGTCATCGACGATGACCCCGACCTCGCCCCTCTCATTTCGCGCTATCGTCCGTCGGCGCAAACTTCGCCGCCCACGCCGCCGCGTCGCCCGCCGGGGCACCGACGACTAGGACGCCTCCCTGCACCTTCACGTCGAGCTCGGTTCGATCACCGTAGCCCCTCACGCACTTCTTCGTCTTCGCCAGGAGGCACGCGTCGGAGAATCGCCGGACGTCCCCGACGTGGTCGCCCTTCTGGTACACCGGCTCGTCCCACCCCTCCACGCCGCGGCGGTGGAGCTCGGCCTCGAGGCATTCGCCGTAGAGCTGGAGGGATTCCTGCACCTGCTCCTCAAAATCGGCGTCCACCTTGCGAAGCTCGCGGAACGCCCCGGGCCGGTAGCCCGTGCCGTCCGCCGACCGCCCGAGGAGTCCCGTCCGCGCGAGGGCCTCCAGGTACTTTCGCCGTGCCGATTCGTCAACATACTGCATAGCCTCGATTCTACCACGGACCGCCTCGATGCGCAAGGCCGAAACCTCGGCGTCGAGTGCCGCGATGAGCGGGAGTGTATGAAAATCATACACTTTTCAAACGTTCGTTCGCGTCATTGAAGTCAATCGAAGTCACGGACTGGCGTTTCCTGCAAGCCAGGGGCAAAGTATAGTGAATTAGTAAAAGTCCACACAATCGAAGTCAACATCGAAGTCAGCCCGAAGTCCGCCCGAGGACGGGGGTTGTGATTGCCTGACTTCAATGTCTTCAATATGCATTCACTTTTTGAATCATCATGCATGCGCGCGCGCGCATGCGCATGCGGAACGAAACCCCCCAAGATTGAAGTCATTGAAGTCAATTTCCCTAACCTCCGCCCCCTTGGGCACTTGTGCTGCCTTCAATCTTTTTTAATCAAATCGAAGATTGAAGTCATTGAAGTCAACCGCCCTTTTTGTGCGAAAAACCGAGGTCAAATCGAAGTCAGTGAATGTTTTTCAATGTCGCTTTAATCTAAAAAAACGTCGTAAGTCCTTATTTTACGTGGTCGGCCGGAACATCTATAAACAAAGGAAGCGACCCATGGGTCGCGTCATTCGTCGAACCCATGGGTCGCATCATGCATCGACCATGGTCCCTACATGGTGGACCATGTTCACTTCGTCATGGCGGCGAGCACCTCCGCGCGGACGCGCGCCTGCTCCTCGGGCTTGTAGTCCGGGACCTTCCGGATGCGCACGACGAGCTCCGCCATCGAATCTCGGATGACGTGGACCATCCCCCCGACGACCGCCCGCTCGAGCTCCGTCGCGAGCCTCGCGGTCAGGGCGTCGATGTTGAGCCGCGCCACGGCCGCCTCGAGGGCCCGCGCCACGGCGCCCTCGGCGACCTCCCGCGCGACGACCTTCCCGATCGCCTC